CACTTGTTCATGATGCCAAACATGATATCCTCCATATGGAAGAGTTCTTTGTATCTTAATACAATTTCTATTTGTTAAGAATTGGTCTTTAATGTGAGTAAATTCTTCTCCATATTGCGTAGCACAACTATCAACAGCGTCTGAAATAAGTTTTGTTAATTCTGGTTCACCATACTCTTCACGATTCAAAAAAATTGCCTGATCTTTTCTGAATAAACAATTTCCCCATTTATTGTCCTCGGCTAAATGGCGCAGTTCTAATTTGCTGTAATGGTGATCAAACCTTTCGATAATATAGTCACATGTTTCTTTTGAAAGAAAGTTTTTCCAAACACGAATAAAAGTTTCCATTACACTTTCTCCGCACATTTCTCTTGCATGTATCTTGCAATATACCAAGCATCAACAACGTCAGTTGTTGGTGAACCAAGTTTGGTTGTTGGACTAATGATATTGTGCAACTCAATTCCTGTCTCAGCAACAAAGGCTTCGTACATCTTTTCTTTTGTTGCGTTACCCTTTCCAGTGGCATATTTTTTTACAACAGTTGGAGGCACAGTAAAAAACTTATAATCATTTTTGTAAAGCATGTATTTTAGTATACCGCAGTTCTCGGCTAAATTAAAAACTTTTCCTTTAGAACCAAAAGAATAGTCTTCAATTAAAACTACAACTTCTTCTTTTTCAAATCCACCAAGAATAGTCAATACCCAACTTGCGATGTTTTCATATCGTTCTTGGTCTGTTAGGTATTCCTCATGCTCCTCGCCGAGGATATTGTGAAACTTTCCTTGTACCGTTTTACGATCGTTTAAAAAATAAAAATAAGAGTTTGAAAATGTTTTATCTTTACTGATGCAAACACAAGGGGAAGTCAGGCTGTAATCAATGCCTACTGTAATCATCTTCGTCTAGAAGATCTTCGTCAGATTCATCTTCTTCTGAAAAATAATCAGAATCGTCATTGAAGTCTAACTCTTCATTTTCCGTATCATAAAAATCACCGCAGAATGGACAGTGACTTGGAGAGTAACTTACTTCTTCATCATCAAATGATAATGCGAAGGAAGATCCACAATTGTCACAAACAATCTTTAAATCAGGCATAATTACCCCCTAGTTACAGCAAGAATCTTTTCAATCTGCTTCTTAATGACAGGTTCGCGATTTTCCCATTTGATCATTGGCTTGTCTGGGTTTTTCATTAAATTATATAGAAGCGGAAGAATCAATCCTTCTAGTTCTTTTAGTTTTGCTTTATGTTTTTCTTCAAGAGCAGCAACATATGCATTCTGTAATGTCTGTTCTTGAGCGTCTAATAGAGTGTCAATCTTTGCTTGTAGTGCAAGCAACTGATCCGTGTTTGCTGCAGGTGCTGTTGGAGTTGTAGTCTTTACGACTGTTTCTTCGTCTTCAAAACTAAATCCAAAATCAAATTCGTTGTCTACGTCAGACATGTTCTTTTACCTCGTATTCGTATCTATCATCATCTGATAACACCCACTTGGCAGAATTTTCTACAGACCACATTTGTGTTCCGAGTTTTCTTTCAATGACATTCTGCCCTGGTTTTGTCACAAATGATGGTTCAAATGCACGTATACGATTATTTGGTTGAATAGCAAAATTACCATCATCGAGTTTAATTACATGACCACATTTATGCTGCCCTGGAACTTCACTGAATCCAACATCAGCCATGTTTCGATCTTCTTGCGACCAATCAAGAGTGAACAAATATGTTCCTTCTTGCCATCGCTTTTCTCTGTCTATATAGCGCATTCTTTTGTTACAAAGAAAATCGAACTGAGTGACGCCGATGTATGAACTAAATGAATCCCACAAGACTAGATTGTGTAAGGCTTTTTGCGGCGCAGGAACTTTATGACAGAAAGCGTGTATCGGCATGCGAAACCAAAGCCCTTCGTCTTCCATGATGAAATGAAAAAGTGGGGCACGATGCGGTATCGACGCCACACCGAATATAAGGACTGGAAGATATGTGTCCTTCGCTTCATCGAACTCTGTTCTGTTCTGAAGAAAATTGGTCCGCACATAACATTCTATGGGCGGGATGTTTGCATTTAAGTATGCCATGTTAGTATATATTCAATCAAAGAAGAAAATATGAAATAATCTTGCATCTTCTTTCTTTGTTCCAAAGTATTGAGTGGCAGAGTGTAAACAACGCGCATCAAAAATTACAAGGCGATTAAAGACGTTTCCAATCTGATCAATTAGTTCAAACTTTGTTCGATCGTAAAATCCATGCATTGAATACACGTCTGATTTCGGTGGATCTGCGAGCGTAATTCCAGTTTGTTTATGGCGATAGAAAGAAGTTCCAGTTTCAAATGGTGCATCTGGTGTTAAGAACACCATCGCTGCCCATGTCTGAGTATCATGATGATGGACAAGAAGATCTTCTGGAGTGCAATATTGAAACACACCATTCATCGTTCCATCTCCAGGAAATTCTCGAATCTTGACTCCCATGATCTCTTCAAATCTTTGTTTAATCTGAGGTGTGTGATATACGTTTGCAGTGCGCTTTCCCTTATAAAACCGCAAATCATCATTGAAATCTTGTTTTAGAGCAAACTCTCGAAGAGCATATGGATCTTCATAGAAGTTATCTACAACCCATAACTTTTTTCTTGGATTACGATTCATTGCAAACAACGAACCCATTGGAGTAAATTGTTCATTCAAGGCAATTGCTTGCTCATGTAGAAATTTTACATGCGTCCCAGTATCATGATAATAGTGTTGGGATACAGCGAATTGAATACTTGGAAATGGATTCTTTCTATCTGGGTGCATTAATCGTGTTGTCACTTGCAACATCTTTTTGTAATCCATCAACTCCCAATACGTTTCTGCCATATTAACCAAGTGATCATTTCTTGATGGAACAAACTGCTCAGTTCTTTCCCACCATTCAATCGCTTTATAGTGTTCGCCAAGAACTCTGTGCGCAACACCAAGCACATTACAAGCATAGTACCCCATCTCATCAATTGACTCAGGATTATTACGTTTGTATGTTGTCATAAATCCAGGTTCTCTTCTTTCTAGCCATTCGCTAAAATAAAAGATAGTTCTTCGCGCCATTTCAATGGTGTGATTAATTCCAAGCGGAAGTTTGTTTGGCATAGAATCTTCATAACTTTTACCAACGTAAAAGAAATGATACATGTTTTCAAGCATTGAGTTTTCTCGAATCAATTTTTCTTCGAGTTTTAAAGCATCTAGTGCATATTTTGCAGGATTCTGGTGACTTTCTCCTGTTGATTTTCCGCCAGCAAGCATTTTAAATTGAAGACCCAGATTTTTTGTTGAATAGTTATGACCATATTCATTATCAAGATAGATTGTTTCATGGGCTGGATCATGATTGAATCGCCATGGTAAATCAGATCTCCAGATCCACGTTCTAAAATATTGGCATCCTGGAGCTTTAGCATGAACTGAATATGCATGAGTTGAATGATCGTTTAGTTCATTCCAATTGAAATCATCATCAACCTCCAGAGCCTCATCACAATCCATCTTCATAATCCAATCACAATTATGATTGGCTTGCAATGCCTTTTGGAGAACATGGTCGCGATTCCAACCATATCCAATCCAACCTTCTTCACACTTGTACATGAATCCTGGAATGTTATGTTTTTTTGCCCATTCTTCTACAATTTGCGGAGTTCCATCAGTAGAACCATTGTCTTGTAAGACCCAAAAATCAATATAAGGAGAGACAGATTCCAGCATTCTACCAATGCCAGCAGCCTCGTTTTTGAACATTGAAATCATACAAATGCGACCGTTTGTCGCAGTATTTTTATTGTTTAACATAAATCTATTCCTATATTCATACTCTTCAATAGCGTTGATATAAAGATCTCTGTTTGTATTGTGGAAGTTATAAAAAACTGGTTTACCTAAACCAATCCATGCTTCAGATAAAAATCTTCTACCCTCAATTTTACCACCAAAAAAATAATTAGTATTTTCTACAAAATTCCAATCTAGAGTTTTTATATATGATGAATTTGCCCACCACATGTTCCCGCTATAATGCCCAAAATCATGAAGTTTACCAATGGCTTCTTTAGAACCAAGTTCATTTACTGCAAAATATGGAAGCCATTCTGTACCAACCGTATCAAATGTCTGGTATGTTCCAAATTGAGTCAACAAAGATGGTACGTTTAATTTATTAACACACGTCCTCCATTTTTCAATCAAGAAAAATTCAATGTAGTTTCGCCACTTTATAATGTTTTTATAACAATCCATTGTCAAAAGTTTATTCTTTGGATTGTTAACATTAGACCAAATTTCTTCTAATTCATCAACACTAGAAACATATAGTTTTTTCTTATCGCCTAAAGACCAAGTGACTCCTTTTGCATGAAGAAATAAAACGTTCCAATTGTCTTGTTTATTTTTACAAAATTCATACAAGGATCGTAGTGTTGGTGCCTCTCCTTGTTTTTTATCTTCACCGTAAATTCTTTGTATCACATCAATTCTATCATAATCTTCTTGGGTCATTGGTAGAATTTCTTCTCCACTAACTCCAATATAGATAAAATCAGCAATATCGAACAACAAACTTTTTTTAAGTTTGTCTATCTGTTCTTTGAACACATTTTCCCAATCACCATATTGATACACATGGTAAAAAATTGCAATTTTTGTCATATTGCTAATAAGTGCGGTCTTTTCTTATCCGATTTAACTGCACAAAGCCAAGCATCAGTGACCGCAACGTTAATTTCTCTAGGTTCCCAATAGTATGTTTCAAGTCTAAATGATTGAAATTTAATTTTATCGTTGCGAATAAAACGAGCATAGGTTTTGTCAATGTAATACCAAAAACAATTCTCATTCCAATAACTCACATGTGTTGGATCTTGAAATGCTCCTCGACCATCAGTGCTCGGAACCTGGATAAATGCCCAACCCCCATCAACAAGAACGCGATGAATTTCAGACATAATCTTATGCTTATCGTGTAAATGCTCAAGAATATGAGAAGCATAGATTACGCCAACTGAGTTGTCTGGTAATGGGATGCCTTGGTTTAAATCCCATTTAAAGTTCCCATCATCCAAATCAATGTTAATATTGCATCCAGGTTTTGGATCAATCCCACCACCTAGTTCAACAATATGAAGTTTTTGATCTCTTGCATCTTTGCAAGCAAGATCCCACGCATATTTTTTAAATAACTCTACTGTTGTTTCTTGAATTTGTTGATTGCGTAAAAGAAAACTATTTTGTCCAGTGATTCTGTAGATATACAAAACTTTTGGAATGTGGTGCATTTTCGTATTAAGATAAGTTCGAATCATGAGTTCATGATCGTCACAAACACTTAATCCTACATTATGCCCACCGATTGATTTATAAAATGACGCTCTCCAAGATCGAACATGATCTGGAGAATACCAGATAAAAGATAATGCTCGACTTGTTGGTGGAAAACTATTATGAGCAATTAATTTTTTTCCTTCCCACTCAACAACTCTGGATGTCCATCCACACGCTTCATTAAAATGATTCAGATTTTCTTCGTCAGGATACCACTGAGCATCATCACTGTAGACAAATCCAACATCTGGATTTTCTTGATATGCTTTTGCAAGTTCCTCTAAACAATCTACTGTAAGAAGATCGTCATGATCCATTTCAACAAGCACTTCACCTGTTGCCAGGTGAAATGCTTTATTTTTGTTGAATCCAATATTTGTATTTGGGTCTTCGCTTGTGAAGATTTTTACACGCGGATCAATCTTTACATAATTATCAATTTGATCTGAAGTTGCTCCTCCATTCAAAAATAGAACCCATTCCCAATTTTCATAGTTCTGAGTTCTTAGGCTATGATATAGTTCAGTTATAAACGCATTTTTAAGATGCGTTGGTGTAATCACGCTTATCTTCACAAATCACCTCAAATAATTATTGAGCGGCAGGTGCCTCAACTGCAGCAACATCAGCAGCAGGAGCGGCTTCAACGGCAGCGTCTGCAGCAGGTGCTTCGGTAGCAACTTCAACAGCAGGTGCTGCTTCAACTGCGGCTTCTTCCTTTGCGCCACAACCAACTAGACCAACAGCAACTAAACCAACTAGAATAACATTCTTCATAACTTTCTCCTTTTTATATATTAACAACTAACAACATTACTTTTTAGCAGCGAGTTTTGCTACCCTTTCTGCTTCTCTAGCAGCCAACTTTTCAGCCTGTGCTTTTGCGAAATCAGCCTCTTTTTTAGCAATGGCTTCTTCTCTCCTCAAAGCAGTTACAAGTTTTCTTTCTTCGAGATAAGTGTGTCTGCTAGGATCTTTACTTCCTGGTGCCTCATTTTTTACCATCGCAACAAATGCTTCAAGGTTGGTTTCTCTCATAATTCTGCGATCTTCCAACCACTTGGCAGTAATTTCTCTTGCTTGTCTAGCGCACTCAGCAGCTTTTTCTGGATTGTTCACACGCCACTCAAGAAGTTCTGTTACCTTTTCCGTTGCCCATTGCTCGGCAATTCGGGCTTCCTTTCCCTCTGGCGTTAGTTTCAAAAAAGCCTCTTCTGACATATTTTGTATATTTACTGACATTGTTTTTTACCCTCGTGTTATGTATCAGATCTCGCAAACTCCAGCGGAGCATGCGAGTTCCTTTGCTGAAGTTGTAGTGTCTGTTTCTTCCATAAACTCCACCCAGTTGATGTCAACGTTCTGGAGCGCAAGAAGTTCATTATACTTCGCTTCATCAATTTCTTCGTATGGTGCTTGGCGATATGAACCATTGTCACGTGGAAGGAAAGAAACACCTGAAAGAATTGAGATGTTCTTGTAAACCCATGCACCAACTTCCATCCACTCATCATCACCAACGTAAACAGTAATAGATGGTTTATGTTCACACCAGTGATCCTGATAGATTTTCCAAAGTTCCAATTGCTCAATGGCAGTCATGTCATTGCGAGTGACGGAATTCTTTGGGGCTTTCATTGGGAATGAGAACACCCAATTTGACTTGCTGTAGAAATCTTCTTCAGCCTTGTATCCCTTGTCAATCATAAACTTGGCAAGAGGATCCTTCATGTCTGCTCTTACACGGCGAATGTAAAACTGAGCATAACGTGGGTGAATGCCTGATGCGGAATCCACCAATTGAGAAACAGTGCCTGAAGGTTTAACGCAAGTGATTGCAGCCGACTGTGGAACACCAAGAGCATCGGCGAATTCTTTATTCGTTTCAACGCAGTGTAGTCGAATTGCATCCAGTGCATCCGCGAGTTTCTGAGATGGTTTATTTAGCAACTTGCTGTCACAAATACCTGTCAACGATACACCCAACAAACGCTCCTCATCACAGTTGTTCTTCCAACGCTTGTTGATATAGCGGAAGTTTGTGAGTGTTGATTGTAATGTTCCAATAATTGTAGCGAGACGTGCTTTGCGCTTCAATGAGTCAACATCATCATTTGCGCGAACAACAATCTCTGAAAGATTGCAGAATTCAAATGGACGCAAGATAATTTCAGAACATGGGTTAGTACCGAATTCGTGCTTTGGATCGCGACGACCATTCTTGGCAGCGACAGCCTGTGAAGCAGCACGCGAGAAGATACCACGCTCACCAGACTTTGACATATAGAGAGCATGCCATTCATTCATGAATGTATCCATGTCTACCTGTTTATCATACACCGCTGATATGTTTGCCAACGCTCTTTGTCCGTTATGCGCCCACCAATCTCCCGACTTTGCATGGCGCAGTTGGTCATCGTTGAGGTCGGTAAGAGAAATGAGAGCACTGCGGCGAACGCCACCGCAAACAACAATATCAGCAATCTTGCATACGATGTCATGACACTCCAACGTTGATAGTTTTCTACCACGTGCCTTTTGAAAGATGTTGAGAGTGAATTTGATTAGATCAACCAATGGCTCTGGTCCACTCGCACGACCACCAAAAGTTTTTAGACGTTCGCCAGCAGGACGAACCTTTGACACATCCCATTTTGGGATCTTTCCAGAATACAAAAGAGAAATGATTTCACGATATGCTGAAGCCCAACCAATCTTTGAGTCAGCAATCACAACCGTTGTGTCTGTTTCGTGTAATTCTTCTGGCACTTCTGGGAGTTTGTTTGTATATTTTGACTCTACAGAGAATCCAACGCCAGTTCCGCACATGAGAATATACATGATTTCGTCGAATGCTTTTGGTGTGTCAATCGCAACATATGAGCAGTTATATCCAGCAACTTGATCTTTTTCTAATGCAGGACCAGCAGTCATCAAGCAACGCATTGATGGCATGACTTCCAAGCCAAGAATGGCTTCGCGCAATTCTTCCCAAGGAACTTTCTTATTATTGTTTGTCTTCTCTTGGAAGAATCGAATGTAGCGATCTACAGTCTCATCCCATGTCTCGCGACGACCTAGTTCGTCATTGAAGCGTGCATAGCGAGAAATGTGAATGAAATCTTGATAGATGCTTGGAAGTCTAGTTGTCATCATCTGCTCCTTGTTATTCTGTTGCGATAAATTGTGTTGAAAGAGGGAAAACCTCGGCGATAACCTTTGCACACTCTTTCGCAATATCCATGTGTTCCTTTTGAGTGCCATTGCCGCTTCGGAGTTGTATATAGTGAATCCATGATCTCAAGGTTCCACTCATATAAAGTCGAGATAAAGTTAATCCTTCTGGGAGAATTGCTCGTGCTTGTTCTTTAGCAATGCCGTTTTTAATTGCCCAACTGTAGTGTGTTTTTACAAGTTCAATAATATCTTTTTGTCTATTATTCCATTCATAGATCAATGGGTAGTTATCAGTCTTGACGCTGTTCTGTCTATTTTTTTCGTCTTGCAATCTTGCTTCACGGAAAGTGAATTCTAGATCTTTCGTTGGATCAGCATACCGCTGAGAAAATTCTTGAAATGAGAAACTGCGATGACGCAGAATCTGACGTGCAATGTCTCTTGTTGTTTCAATTTCAAGACACATTGTTGCCATTTCAAGCGGAGACCAATGCTGATGCTTGACCAAATATTTGATCAACTTTTCTGCAGTCTCGCTATTCATTTGGTTGGAGGGATTGGACACTCTTGCGCAGAAGGCAACAAGGTCCGTTGGCGTATCCAATCCCTCAAGAACTGGCTTGCTATAAGAAATCAATTTTACTTTCATGATTATTCGCTCGCTACATTAAATACTTGTACTTGTTTTGGTTTAACTTCCTTTGTACCACCTTGAGCGGCAAGAGTCTGCGCACGAACATATGCGTCAGTATACTCTGCATGTGTGCTGTCGTCAAACCACCACCATTTGTCAAAGAAATATTTTGGCTGACGTTTGTATTCAACATACCACATGTTGTTGTAATGAGAAAGGCGCACTTGTACTATTGGATTTAAAACAATTTCTAAACCTTGATCTGATAGTGTCATCTTAGCACCTTTTCCAATGCATAAACTTCAGTTTGGCAGACAACCCACTGAATGTATTGTTATCTATAATACTCTTTATTTCTTCTTCTGTCAAGCCATTTTGTATCATATCATTTATATCTTTGCCCTTAGTATTTTCAGGGAAAAGACAAACACTGTAACCTTTATCGATCGACTTCTCAATTTGTTTTACAATGTCACGATTGCGCGGTTCATTATCATAAACCAGAACAGTATCTAGTTCTGGGAAAATTGCTGCCATGCCGCCCAAATTAGAATCGCCAGAGGCAATGCTATTCTCAACAAAATAAGAATCAAACTGCCCTTCCAAGACATAGATACGTTCTTGCTTGCGCAAGCGATGCAATCCAAACACCTTCTTCTCATCTGAGATCTTGACTGTAACGTAACGAATCTTGGTGTCAGACAATGCTCTCCCTGCAACGTTCGTAATTTCTCCTTTCTCGTTTGTGTAGAAAAGAACAATACGATCGTCGTTTGGAACCTCGTCTTTGCCGTGTTGGGGGAACTCTGTATCTAGGAAATCTCGAAATTTTGGAATGAATAAAATTTCATCCCAATACTTTTCGGGAATCTTCCTCTTTTTTATATAGGCTCGAGCATAGTGCTCTTCGGGTAAATTTGCTACACTATAATGTGTATACGTTCGCCATGTTCTCTCCAAACCTTTAGATTCTGTTGAATCTCCTCTGGTGTTGTTGAGAGTAGACTGGAACCTGGAGTGGGCGTTTCCCTTGAGTTGTTCGAAATTAGGCTTTTTGACGTTAGTGCCGTATCCTGTTTCACCAGTTGCATATCGTTCGAGGATATACTGCTTATAGGTT